ATATTTTCTTTTACTTTTTTAAGTAGTAATTTTGTTATTTCGTGGTCTTTACCAAATGCCTTGTAGTACTGTTTTAAGTCTGGACTATTAATCTTGCTGGTGCTAGTAATATTTAACTTATATTTCAAAAGATAGTGCCTAGCCGCTATGTTCTGTGCATACGCATCTATCTCATCTGGGTCACCTAGATACTCTTGATCAGCTCGGATTCTGGGATCTTTATGATGACTTCTATACATATTTCTATGCATACGATATCTTCGATGACGGTATTGACGTTGGTGCTCGTATTCATGTATTAATGTTTCGACTAGATCGATAGTAATTTTTTCTGCTAGTTCTTCGGTGAACAGCATAGGCATAGTTTTAGGATAGTTTAATATGAAATCAATGATGAATTGTTTCTTGCGTATTTCGTCTAGGCCTGGATCGTATTCTGCGCCGATACTAAATTCACCAGGATCAAGTGCACCTTTGGCGCCTGAATATAATTTAACACGTACTGGATGATGTTTGTTAAGATGTTTGCCTAGAGTTTTAACAAGATTACGTGGAGTTATCCTACGGCCAACAAGATGATTAGCCCATTCACTGATGTGTTGATATTCAAGTGTAGGGTTAAGATACACAGCTAACCTCCGCCTAATAGTTTGGCAGCAGCATTTGGGTCAGCTGGGTCTTGGCTTGGCAAGCCTTCAAATGGATTTGTTTTGAGTGGACCCATACCATTGGCGCTTAGAATATTGCTATTATTTCCTTCTGCCAAACTGACTTTCAATGCTTCGCCGTATTTGGTAGTATCTTTGGCCATTTCTTTAAGACTTTGTCCTAGCCCGCCTTCGCTTTGATCTTTACCCCATTTGTGTAGACTGCCGGCAAAATTCATAGCATCACCCAAAGTTTGTGTTGCTGGGTTAGCAGCCTTTTGTATTCCAGCTGTAGCAAATAAACTTTTTGCACTTTCCATTTGTGCCTTTAATGCCGCGGTGTTTTCTGCTGTTGGTCCACCGTCGGCAATGATTTTATCAAATGCTGAGCCACCAACAACAGGACCCAAGAAGTCTTTAATAGTAGGGATACCATTGGGTCCTGTTCCGGATCCAATCATTGATTTAATGTTTGGAGTTACTTCATCTATTAGACTCTTTAATGTAGGATTTGCCGCATTGTTTAGTGTTGATGGTACACTTTGTATACTTCCAAGCATACGTTTAGCAACACTAGCATCGACTAGTGTTCCTGCTCCCATATCGCTAAATTTCTGAGTAATAGTCGAAAGATCGCCAGTCAGCCCTGCGGTATCAGCGGGATTGGCAGTTTTAGTATAATCACCTAGATCTTTAAGACTTTGTATTCCGCCAACATCACTAGCAGTCAATGTACTTGAGGGAGCAATATCTTGACCAATAGCCATTAAGCACCTCCTAGCAGTTTGCCTGCCGAATTATTATATAAACTGCCATCTGATCCAGTATATGTTGGCAATCCGCCAAAGGGATCAGTAATACCAAATTGGTCAGCAGATGTGTTGATTGCCGCTGGATCTTTAATGCTACCCAATACACTAGATATTTTATCAGCGTATACAGGATTGTGTATATCGTTGAGATCTACACCTGCATCTGCTAATTTTTGATTTAACCCTGTAGCATTAGCTAGTTTATTATTTTGGAATGCCTCTACTATGCCGCTAGGCTTGCCAATATTATTAAGGCTAAGTCCATTAAACATCTTACCTGACGCTGACAACGCAGAGCCTGCAGAACTTAAACTACCAAACACATTAGTAAGGCCTCGATCGGCCATGCTACCCATGTCTTTGATGCCGCTGCCAAAATCACTATAGTTGGTATTACCTAAGAATGTTGTGGTGTTTAATAAATCTTTAGCATTGTTAATATGCGCCTGGCATTGATTTACTATTTTAGCGAATCCGCACTGATTACCGGCAGGTAACATCTGACTGTGTAATACTTCAATATCATCTTGTAGACTCGCTACATCATTTAATCCTGCAAATTCTGTGCTAGGGTTTGATGTCAAAATTCCAGTAATACTATCTGATACTGATACCGGAAGATTACCACTGGAAACATTAGCGGTCACCTGACTTATCACTGAACTAATTTGACTGCCAGTTGCTGTGCTAACATTAACCCCGGCATTGCCAAATTGGCCAGATAATGCTGGTATAGAATTAATCAATGAAGCACTATGTGATCTGAGCTTGCCAAGTGCTGCTGTGACTGTAGGATTAATTTGTAAAGTATCCCCAGATATTGCACCCATTGTAGCAGTAATCGTAGCCGGAGTAAGAGCATTTTTTGGTATTGCTAGGGTATTAAATTGCCCATCAGTAACTGTCGTGGTAGATCTTGCTAGTGCGATAAAATCACCAGCACCAGCTAGCCCCGTGCCGCCTGACGTGGTTGATGGTGCTATATCTGCGCCAATTGTTGCCATATCTACTACCTTATGTTATAATGCCGCCTGCACTAACTGGTTCAATACCTGTAGTGGTTTTAATATAATGATTTTGCACATCTTTAACAGTGGGTGCGTGCATCATTACATGTCGTTTTTCTAACCGTATACTCTTATTTAAGTCGCTTGTAAATAGACTTTGTAGCAGGCCAAGTCCTTGTTGGCTAGGCATGACAGTGCATGGTTTAATCACTGTAAATGCATCATCTGACTCTTCTACGATTTTAGCCACGATTTCATCACCGTTGACTATCTTAAAAGTTACTATATCATCTTCTGCATACTTGTTAGTTACTAACATTTGAATCCCCTAGTTTATTGAATAATTCTTCATCACTTAATCGTGCTAATCCTTGATAACCACCTTCTACAAATAACGCATCACCTAGATAGATCTGTGGTGCAGAACGATGTCCCTGGCCAATGAGCCACTCGCGAGCTTCCGGATCTTCATCGATCATCACCGTTTTAAATTCTATACCTTTAGTCGTTAGTAGGTGTTTCGCTTTCTCACAATATGGACAATTATTTTTACTGTATACTGTTAACATTTATCTAGTGTCCTATAATGCTGGTAGTTCATCGTAGTCAATTCCTTCACCCATGACTCCAATTACATAATTTGTTGATTCATTTTCTTGTAAGGCTGTTTGTTTTTTACTAGTATCACTGTGTTTATTAAACCATGGTATAGGAGTCGTTTTAGATGCTGGCTCTTGATATTTAATACCAATGTCTTTTAAGGCACCTACAGCAGTATAGTCTACAAACTCTTTTAAGATAGCAGCGTTAAGACCAATCACAGGTCCTTTATTAAACAAATAGTCCGCCCATGTTTTTTCTTCACGGATAACATCAAGATACATTTGATAAACTTCTTCAGCACATTCTTCTTTTACTCGTGCAAAACGTGCATCCTCTTTAACTACCTGATTGATCATCCAAGCGGTCCATTCTTTGTGTAGTAATTCGTCTTGTAGGATCAGACTGATAATATTACCATTGCCAATAAAGATCTTGTTTTCAACCATGGCCAAGCTGGTAGCGAATGATACCATGAAGCGGAATGCTTCTAATCCGTAGCTGGCATTCAATGCCAACCATATGGCTTTGATGTGATCCTGCTCTTCTATCTTGTGGCCAAGTTCTTTCTTACAGTTGACCAAGTGCAGTGCGTCATAGTAATTGCCAATATTACTAGCCATGCTGACGATCTCTTGTGTGTCATGTATAGTGTTAAACACATCTTTAGGCACATTATAGATGTTACGGATGATGTGACTGTAGCTACGGCTATGTATATTAGTTTCAAAGAAACTCCAGTTATACATCAGTGCTTCAAGTTCTGGAATACTCACCACTGGTGTAAATACCTGCGCTGGTCCGCGTCCTTGCAGGCTATCTAATGCTGTCTGGCGCAATAGGTTGCTGGTAAAAATATGTTTGACTGTATCGCTGGCATCTTTGAAGTCATTTGAATCTTTGGTTAAACTAATTTCTTCTGGGATCCAAAAGAATCCACGAGCTGTTTGTTCTAGTTTAACTAACTTGTTATATTTGACTTCTTCAAATCTCTGGACGGTTACTGGTCCAGCAGGATCCAGAAACATCTTCCTATTAAGATAATCTGTGTCGTGTCTTAAATCGTATTGTGCCTTGCTCATAGTTTACACCCCTCGCAATCGTCATCTAATAATTCTGTTGTTGTATCTTGTGTTTGTGCTTCTATTACTTCATCTACTGATTTACTACCAGCTTTGTTGATCAAGCTGTAGTAGAATGTTTTAATGCCCCAGGCATGTGCCTGCATCAAGTTGCGTGCAATCACAGTTGTTGGAACTTTACGATCTGGCCAATGTGCTGGATTATAAAATGTATTTGTACTAATACTTTGATCTACATAAGCTGCTAACACTGCCGCAGTCTTTAAATAGCCATCACAGTCTCGTTGGTCCCACATGAGTTGATACTTGGTTTTTAATTTATTGTATTCTGGTACTACCTGTATAAAACTGCCTGCTTTTGATTCTTTAACTGATATCAAACTCATTGGCATTTCAATACCATTAGTTGACCCAATAACAACACTAGAACTTTCTACTGGGGCGATGGCCATCAGTGTAGCATTACGTACACCATATGCTCTCATATCACTGCGTAACTGTTCCCAGTCTAGTTCACGTGTCGGCGTAAAGTCAGCGAGTTTGTTTACCCCCTTGGCACGATTCTCCCAGGGGAATTTACCTTTGCCATATCTAGTATGTTCACTGTGCAAACATGCTCCACGTTCTTTTGCTAATTCAACTGTTGATTCTGTTAGGTAAAATGCCTGATGTTCCATCCATGTCTTAACTTCTTGTAGTGCTTCTGCTTCACCATATTGCAAATTACGTTTAGCATGCCAATAGGCCAAATTGGTGATACCAATACCCAATGGACTTATTTCATCATTACTTAATTTACTTTGTATCGATAAGAAATCCTGATAGTCTAGGATATTACACAAACTTCTTTGTAAGGTACGACATGCTCGACGCATGTCTTCTGGGTTGCGGAAAGCTCCCCAATTGATACTACCTAACGTACATAGAGCTATGCGACCATTTTCGTCATCCAAGCGTTTGAATGGCTTGGTGGGCAGTAGGATTTCGCAACAGAGGTTACTCTGATAGATGGTATGATACTCAGGATCAAAAGGTCCTTGCTTCATAACATTGTCAATGAACACCAGATAGATACGTCCAGTGTCAGTCCGCTCTTTAAGTATACCGCCTTTAAATACTTCTTCCGCTGTTAATACTTTCTTACGCAAACCTCGTTGTTTCTCATACTTCTCATACAACTCTTCAAACTGTTTTGTATCTCGATAAAATGCTTCATACAAGTCAGGTACTTCGTTAGGATCAAAGAATGTGATATTTTCTTTGTTCTTAAAACGTCTCCAGAACAAGGCGTTGAGCACGACACCATAGTCCATATGACGCACACGAGTTTCTTCTGTACCTTGATTGTTCTTTAATACTATCAAATCATCAAATTGATGATGCCATATAGGATAGAATACCGTAGCACTTGCATTACGTATGCCACCTTGGCTACATGATCTTAAATCTCCAAACCATTTCTTAAGGAAGGGAATCATGCCAGTGTGCATAACTTCCCCGCCTCGTATAGGACTACCCAATGGGCGCAAACGACCTATCTCTAGACCAATACCAGCACGCTTGGCTGCATATTTGGCCATCATCTCTCCTGATGCAAAAATACTGTCTAGGTCATCGTCTGATTTGATCAGCACGCATGAACTAAATTGTTTTGTAGGGGTACCCAAGCCAGCGAGCACTGGAGTGGCGAGCGTGAACAATCCATCACTGGCGCAGGTATAGTAATCTTTAATGTAACGTAATCTTTGACCAGGATTCTCATTATGGAACACTGTAGCGGCAGCGACCATATAGCGAACCTGAGGTGTTTCATAAATTTGTTTTGTGGCACGATTTTTAACTAGATATTTTTCAATCAGTTGTTCAACAGCGGCATATGAATATTGTTCATCTTTCTCATGGTCGATAAAATCATTCATCTTGATCCACTCTTCTTCTGTATACCAATTTAACAATTCGTGGGTATAAAGACCTGTGGCCACGTTGGTTTTTACGATTTCATACAAGTGTGGGACTTGGTAATCACCGTAGATATCTTTGCGTAACATACTGACACGTTGCTTGCCAGCTACAAATTGATAGTTAGTATGTCCTACTTCTGGCTCATGCTCTACATCAATTAAATCCACGATAGCACGTAGAGTAATTTCATCAATTTCACGTGTGCTGATGCCGTCATAAAAGTGTGGTTGAGCTTTGATCTCGATCATACTCTGACTGACGTCAGCTATGCCCTGGCAAACTTTAGCTACTTGGTTCTGCCATTTTGTAAGATCTAGTGGAACGACTGCTCCACTGCGTTTTTTAACTTGAATATTGCTCACTTGAAACCTCTATTTGTTTAATATTTTTCTAGCTGTAAATCCGTGCTTGAGTATTGATACAGCAATTGTAACTGTTTTTCTTCTACTTGTTTTGTATTTACTATTTCGTATGGCCAATAATTAAGAATATATTTCCCCCCATCTAACCAAGCTACACAATGACGGGTTTTATCTTTATAATCATAATATACTCTTATTTCTATAGGAGTTGGTTTATGGCTGCTAAAGTATATAGTATACGCTATACCTAAACTTTTAGCAACATCGCACCAGTAGTTTTCGGCTAACAATGCCCAGGGATCCGGCCAAGATTTTGGATCACTTGGATCCAAATTATAGTTAATGATTGGAGCACTGCTCCACATGTTGTTTAATTCCACAACTGCTGATTCTAAGGGTAGTCTATCGAGCTGATGGCGGAAATCTTTCCACTGCGCGAGCCTGTCATTAACACGCAGATTCCAAAAATTTTGCCACATGTTACGCGAAAGTTTTTATGTAATAATTGAGTGTAGCGTTAGTACCAGTGCTACTAGCAGTATAAGACATAGTGACATTGGAACTATTTGCTATAAATGTTAATGCAACACCTATATTTGCTGTTTCGGTATAATCTTCTTCAATTGAGGGTGTACCAGCAAGATTAGTAACTTTAATAGAACCAACTCTGGTGTTGGTTCCTCTAACGATATTATAATCAATGATCCTTGAATTTACTGTAGAAATAGTGATATTGCCTATATTTGCTGTGGTATTGTCTAACAATGTTTCTGCAACGGCATCAGCCAATTGAGCTATTACAATATTGGCTGCGATAGAAGATGCTGTTAATATAACATTACTGTATTCAGTAAGTATTTCAGTGACACCAACTGTTGGTGCACCTTCTACTAGAGTTCCGTTACCAATATATAATCTACGCTCGTCGACACTCCAACCCATTTCACCGCTGGATAGCTGTGGTAGGTTTTCTTGTAAGCCACGACGGACCTGTATTTTGCTTATTTGGATTACGGCCATGTTATCACCTTAGTTCAATATCTAGTATTTATGCTAACTTATAATACTGCTCAACTCTATCAAACCAACGGTCCATCCAGATCGTCCACTCATTACCACTGACGGTCCAAGTTTGGAATTCTGGACGGGCAAAGGTATTGTCTTCTAGGAGTTTAGGTGCTACTGCCATTAATATCACCCCTTGTTTAATGTCAGTTCCGTGGACTTCATTATGCGCGGCAGCATAGGCGCATAATTGTAGGAAATAGTCTTCTATCCACTCGGTTTTCTTGGGTTTATTAGTCTGTTTGTAGTCGATAATCGCTGGGCTACCCTTGTATACTCCGCAGGCATCTGTAGTACCTGCATACAAGCCCGGAACATATAATGGTACTTCGATACCCCATACTTCATCTACGTGTTTAAGCCCATGTTCTACTATCTCTTGTGCCATGGCATAACTCTGTTGGCTATTTGGATTAGTTCCTGGCTGTCCCATTTCACGATCGTTACGCACATAGTCTTCTAACCATTTGTGCATACGTGTTCCGCGGCTGGCGGCTTCTGTGGTGATCTGTTGAGCTTGTTGAGTTCCTACTCGTTTACGCCAATTCTCAAGAGCATCACGCTTTTCTTGTGGTTTGGTCCGATCTAATATTGTGGTAACACTAGGAACACGTGATCCATCTGGTAAAGTATAAAGACGTTTACCTTCAACAGTGTCACGATTAATGGGGGTATAGTTGTATTTTTGAATGAGCATCTTACTAGTATATATTACTAATTATAAGATGTCAAACAGTAAATGATTCACCGCAGCCACATTCAGCTTTGGCATTGGGATTTTGAAATTCAAATCCCTCGTTAAGTCCTTTTTTGGCATAGTTAATTTCCATGCCCTGTAGATAAACTATATCTTTTTTATCAATTAACAAAGTAACACCACGTTCATCTATTTCAATATCATGCTCACGTATTTCATCAGCAAATTCTAACACATAAGCAAAGCCACTACATCCAGCAGTGCGCACACCGATACGCATACCTACGCCTCGCCCCCTGGCATGAAGAGAGTCTTGCATTTTTTTAGCGGCATTAGCGGTGATTGTTATCATATCCATTATTTAAACCAACCCTTGGAATCTTTTTCTATTCTGTTTAACACTGCTTGCTTTTCATCATCAGTCATATCATACCAATTAGTTATGTCATCAACTGTGCGACTGCAACCAACGCAGACTTCATTTTCCATGCGGCATATCGATATGCAAGGGCTTTCAATGAGTGACTTCTTCATGTTTCTTTCTATAGTCTGCTATCGCTGATTTGATCGCATCTTCTGCAAGCACCGAGCAATGTATCTTGACGGGCGGTAACGCAAGTTCTTCTGCGATATGTGAGTTTTTGATGGTCTGGGCCTCATCCAGCGTCTTGCCCTTGAGGAGCTCGGTGACAAGGCTACTACTAGCAATAGCACTGCCACAACCATACGTTTTAAACTTGGCATCTGTTATGATCCCTTCATGGACTTCGATCTGTAATTTCATTACATCACCACAGGCTGGTGCACCAACCATACCTGTTCCTACATCTGGACTATCCTTGTCCATGGTACCCACATTACGAGGATTTTCGTAATGGTCTAGAACTTTTTCTGAATAAGCCATTTATAAACTCCAATAGTATAGTATAATACTACAGTATTTATAGTTTTATGTCAAGTGTTTTTGGTAATTAGAATCCAGGAGCGTTGCGTTTCCGGGCGGCTTGTTTAGCCATGTTTGATACTGTGTCGACTGGTGCATTTGGATCTACATCAGTGTCTTTGGGATTTTCTACTGTAGCCGAACTGTCGTTGTCTTCACCAGCCGGACGTAGTTCAATATAATCTTTGTTATAACTTTTGATTAGATTTTTAAGAGCTGGATTATTTGTGTTAGCCGCAACAAGAGCGTCATAATCAAATGTCTTGTCGGTATTAAGCACAAGATTAATCAGGCTTTGTGTTGAGATCTTTGGAGGTTGTTTCTTATCTTTATATCTATGGCGAATAAGTTCCAGAGCTGTTGTTAAATTAGACTCTGGAGTATTCTTTGGACTGTGTTGAAATTCATCTAAACGCACGATTATCTTAGTTCGCGACCAAGTTCTTCTGCTCCACCTGTTGCAGCATCTGTAGCGCCAAACCCATCAGTTTCATCTTGATCTAGGTCGCTACCTGGTGCTGGAGGTAAACCTGCATCGCCACCACTTAGATCATCGCCTGGCATGGCCATTGGATTATCAACTTGCTCACCAGTTAGGATGCGTACACCACCATCAACACCTTCGCGTGCTGTTTGTAGATTTTGCATCAGTGTTTCTAATGTCGTACCAACTGCGTTTTTAAAACCTTCAGCTTGTTCTGTGCCAACCTGGTCACGGATGCTGTCTAGTAGTTCTGGTAGTTGCTCATTTTGCATCTTACCTACTTTTTCAATAGCGTCTTGGATTGAATCTACCATATTTTTAGCTGCTAATAACACTTCAGCGTTACCAACTTCACCTTCTACTAATTGTTGGCGATGTTGTTCTAGCCAAGTGCTTAGGCCTTCTTTAACAGTGAGTAATTCCATATAACGTGGATTACGTTCTGCTGTGTGCAGGTCCACACTGTGGCGGATTTTATCTAAGTTAGCTGTGATAGTTTCACTTAGACGCTCTGCTTTCTCAACTGTTAGATTACTAAAATTAATAGCAAAACCAAAGCGGCTCTCCATTAGTTTGTTGATCTTACGGGTTGATTTTGTAGACATTTCTGCTAGTTTCATGGTCAAATTCCTATTTAGACTTTAATATATTTAGCCAAGTTAAGGTTTTTCTTAATTTCTTTTTTAACTTGTTCTATCTTATGCTGTGTTTCGGTGTAACGAACACTGTAGTATTCTTCACCCCAAGTATCGCCTTTGTCCTGGGCTTTTTTATAGCGTAGGCGGTATAAACTAGCTTCAAATTCCAATTTATTTAGTAGGCTATCATTATCACGTATTTCTCTAGCCAGTTGGGTTTGTTGTTTATACAAGGCTATACAGTAGAATATAGCATCTTTACGGTTGAAAAAATCAAACACCTGCTGATCTCGCTCCATGACACGCCAGCAATGATCATTGATCTTAACTACTCTATTTGCACCAACAAGCACATCAGTACCTATCTGATAGCAGAATGGCAGTTCCGAGTCTTCTTGGGATAATCGGGCTAGTTCAGACTGGGTAAAGCGACGGATTTTTTCAATGTCAAATTCAGTTGATGATTTTTTTGTAATAGATTTTGCCATCAGTGTTATTTCGAGTTAGGACATCTTTGACTGTTAGATTGTTAGCCAACAGTTGTTCACGTTCATCCAAGTGGCTTTTTGCAATAGGGGTATCACCAATAAAGCGTTCGAGTAATTCGCTTTCTTCATTGGTAACGGCTAATAGTAATTTGTTAGTGAGTTCTACGATCTTCATGTAAGTATTTAGTTACTTGAAGAGGGCGTGTCCAATAAATCCAATAAGTCCTGCTAGGATTACACCTAAGATGCTGACTAAGGTGCTGACACTTTGCTTGCCGCGACCTTCAAATTTTTCGTCCAGACTGTCCTTGATGCCTACGAGGTAGCCTTCAAGTTTGTCCATACGGTGTTCTAAGTTTTCTAGTTTAGTTTCCAAGTTTGCGTACCTAACGGCACATATTTCCACGTGGGCTTCTAGATTCTGTTTCTCAATTTCTGTTGGTTTGGCCATCTCGCCTTCCTAAGTGAGCGATGCCGTCTTTTGAGTGAGCCTTAACAATGTGCCTTAATATGTGCCTTAATGAATGCCTTTGAGCATCTAATATATTTAGTTGGTTGCTACAGATATAAAGTATATGTTTTTACTTGTGCCATCAGTGTAGAACAATGGCACAGGTGGAATTACCGTCTCATCAAGACCCAATAGTATTGGAGTCTGTGCAAAATCTTTTTTTAATATAGCGTAAGGATCTTGATCATTGAGATATAGATTTTCGAATTCTACGTCAAATTCAAAAGTCCATACACGTTGTTTATCTTGATAATCGCTACCAAACACATGCTGAGAAAGATCTTTGGTTTCAGTCTTGAGCTGATTAATGCTCATTATCTGTGTCCTCAATCCCAGTATCTGGACTACCGTTTCCCAGTTGCGTTGCTTGTTACGCATACGCTCAAGCTCTGGGGTAAATTTTGTTATATCTGTTTTGGTAATGTCTATCAAAGTATATCCACGATGGCGATATATTCTTTGTTCTATCATTATAAGAGTATTTATTGGTCAAAGTCAAGGTCACAAAAAAAGCACCCAAAGGTGCTTTCTATGTTTTATAAAAATTAAACGTTATACAAACACAAATCCAACGTTGCCTGTAACTGTATGAACTATCGTGCCACTGATATCAACTGCTCTTTCACTTACTGCTGTATTAGCATAGGTAAATGTTGTTGCTGTTAACCGTGTTGCTGCTGTATTAGCGCCAATTTGACGGATACGGTGTTGAAGATCACTTGAAGACACTTTAGCATCTGTAACTAAAAATAAATTACCGCCTGCGTTTGATCCCGATACCCCACCAATAACATAAGCCAATGGATTTACTTCACTGATGATTGAGTCAACTACACCGCCAACTAGATCACATTCTGCAATTAAATTACCACGTATTGCTACAGAGTTCTTAATTTCAACCACGTGTAGTCCCAACGTAGAGCCATATAGCGTGTTCTTAATTGTTTGGGTGCCTACGACATTATTGCCTTGGCCTTGTTTATATTTCTGAAATATTGCCATTGTATTCTCCGAGAATCTTTCTATTATTTATGCTAGGACAATAGAATGCCTGGTCAAAAAAAAGCACGCTAAGATAGCGTGCTTTAGTTTTAATGCTAACTACAGATCTTACATACCTTCTAAGTCTGTTGGCTCTGTAACTGTTACTGTTGCAGATGTTGATAGTGTTGCAACACCGCCAGATACTGTAAATGTACCTGTATCTAATACTTGAGCAATCGCACCAGCAACTGCACCAATAGTTGCATTTACACGATCAACTACTAGGTAAAGTTCAGATCCATCTGACTTAACTTGAATGATACCAGCAAATGAACCTAATGCGTCTGTTACTTTTGCTGCCGCCGCATCAGTAGCTAGTGCAGCGATACCGCCACTTAATACTACTTTGTATACTGATTGTGCGTTATTTCTTTGGATAGTGCCTCTTGCAACCGCTGTTGGATTGCTTCTTGTAAATGATGCCATTTTGTATATCTCCTATGTTTGTACGCTTTCGCGCATAATAATATTTATCAAATTGAGGTCAAAAAAAAGCACGCTGTTTAAGCGTGCTTTTCTCGATATTGCTGATTAAGCAAATGTTAAGCCTGTTAGTTCAACTGCTGTGATTGTTACTGAACCACTACCACCTAATGCTGCAAGGATGTTAGCTTCTGCTGTTGCAAATGAACCATCGTTAGTTGTGCTGTTACCATCGTTCTCTGTATTTGCTGCAATAAGAGCTACAAACTGATTAGCGCCTGATGCTGTTGGTTTACCAACATAAAATAACTCTACTGAAACTTGTAATGCATTAACAGCTTTGAACAAGTTGCTGTTTGAAGCTGCTGGTGTTGTTGTAAGATCGTATGCTGAACTTACAACTTTGATTGCTGCTAGTTGACGTGTACCAAAACGTGTGTATGGACCAACGCCTGCTGCACCGTCACCTAAAAGTTTAAGCGCATTAACGCCCACTGTTGAATAATTATCTGCCATTTTATTTCTCCTAATATATTAGCGTGCTCGCGCACATGTAGTTATTTATGTTCTTTTTAGAAAGTTAGTGCGACTAAACTCTAGTCTATCCACTAATTTTACTGCACCACCATCGTGCCCTATAGCTACAAAGCCTTCTGGTGTTGTTACCTTATACCCATCGTTGGTTTTTTGGAATGTCCCAATACCTTCTACCTGTTGTAGTTTACGTAATAGTAGTGCTTTTATTTCAACTATGCGTTTATAGGTAGCCAGGATACCAAGTAAATTATTGGCGTTATCTGCTACCCATTGTTCTTTTTCTTTAATCTTAGCTAGGCGATTCTGTGCCGCACGGCTGGTGATAACATCGATATCTTTGGTCATCACTTCGTTGTAATGTGACATAAAGTCTTTTAAGAATGCTGTAGGTTCTGCGGCATGAGTGCCTGCACGTACCATTTTGTTGATAAAGGGTTTGATATTGCGAGCGAACTCTTTGTTAGCTAGAATAATGTCAAAGCGTTGTTGACCAATTTTCTCCATGGTCTGATATGTACTATTCATCAATGCTCTGATCTTGCGATCTTCTGTAGGAGTTAAACTAGCAATACCAGTGTAATCTTTATATGTTGCATCATCGAACCATACATCAGCTGATTTACGTAAGCCTTGTATATTAACTAAAAATCCTGCTTTCATATCTGCTAGACTAGTGCCTTCATAACTTGTATGGAATATGATGCCAATCTTAGCACGTGCTATCTGCTGACCAAGCTGACTGTCTGCAGGCACAGCATAGGTGATCGTATTGGGAGTGAATGTCAAACAATTCTCACCGCCTATGTCAGCAGTTTCAACCCAACCCTCTTTAAACAACAGGTCACCTTGGATGACTCCACCAATACCTAGTTTCTTTAGGTGCTGCAGGGCACTGGCTAGGATTTCTACTAGCTCAGGTGATTCACCGTAGAACTTTTCTATATCTCTTGATGTCTTACATACTTTAGGTTCTGCTTTGGCAAATACACTTTTAGTGCCTACAAAGAAACGACCGTCTGCAGGGTCAACGCCACAGATGATAGCCGGACTGCCATCCCACTTGACTGTGAGTTTAGTTGTAGTGCCTGTACCTTCTGCCAACATACCGCGTAGGCTTTCAATATAATCCAAGGCACTAACTGCGCCAGCATATCCAGCATTAAACACTAGATCTTCTAAATGCTCAAGATGTGTATTCTTGCTTTCAGTTAGCAAGAACTCTGGAGTTTGACGTTTTATTTCATATAATTTCATTTAGTTGGATATCCACGTGCTATTGCTAGTTGTTGTTTGTTAGTGGCTAATTGTTCTATTTTCTTAATTTCTGCTGGGTCCGTTATAACGGTATTATCATCTTGTCTTACCCACTTACCATTGGTTTTTATTAATCTAATGCCTTTTGAAGTTGTGACTTCTGTTGGTCGCATTTTCTCTTTCATTGCTTTCATTTGTTGTTGTAACTCTTCTGGGGATTGTGTAGGGTCAGAATTGTTGTAGTTTGGGTCTGACTGCGCATAGTAGCTTTGCAATTTGGCACCTGTTTCCGGGTCAAACATCTTACCAACAACAGCGGCGGTTTTTAACAGACCGCGGCCGAGTCCTTCTGCTATGACTTCATTAATCTTCATCTTTGATCTTCCTAATACCGCGAGAGAATTTAGTAGGATCTTGGCCTTTAATCGCGTTTAACAATCGATTTTCTAACTTAGTAGCAGTCTCAACATCATAGTTTTCACGTATGTGATTAATGAGGTTGATAGCACCATTGATGATATTATTAGCACGTGACTCGAGGAGATTCTCCTTGTCTTTGTGTGTTAATAACTCGTCTAGCTCAGTGAGTAGGCTACGTGTGCGTTTCTGCAAGATTTCTGCTCCGGTTTAGAGTATTTATCGAAGAATAAGAATTAA